TGTGAAGCCGCCGCTGGTTTCGCGCTGGAAGAAGCGCGGGCTGCTGGTGATGAGCGCTGACGGTGAGCGCGTGCTGGTTGCGGAGTCCAACGCCAGGCTGGATGCAACGCTGCACCCCGGCCGCGGCGGCGATCGGACGGGCAAGCCGGCCGCGCCGGTGGTGGTAGTCGATCGTGTGCCGCTGGATCCCGTCGACGACCGCGCCAGCTACGTGGTGAACGCCTCGCGTGAGAAGCTGGCGCGCGCGCAGCTGGCTGAACTCGAGTTGGCGGAGCGTGCGGGCAAGGTGCTGGATGCTGGCGCCGCGGCTGAGGCGGTGGCCAAGCTGGCGGGCCAAGCCAAGGCGCTGATGCTGGCGCTGCCGCGGCGTCTGGCGCCGGCGCTGACGTTGGCCACGGACGTGGCGGTGGTCGAGCGCTTGCTCAGCGACGAGATGCGCAAGGCCTGCGACGCGCTTGCCGGCCTGACACCTGAGAGCGCGGCGGAGTCCTGATGGACGGCCTGCAGATCTCGGTACCGCTGGCCGACGCCGACGAGGTGATCGCCGCCGCGTGGCGCGATGCGTGGATCATGCCGACGCCGCTGTCGGTGTCCGAGTGCGCGGAGCGGTACCGGGTGCTCACGCAGGAGGCCAGCTCGGAGCATGGCCCGTGGCGGAATTCGCGCACGCCGTACCTGGTCGAGATCATGGACCGCATGTCGATCGACGATCCGTGCGAGCGCGTGGTGGTGCGCAAGCCCACCCAGTGGGGCGGCTCCGAGATCCTGATCAACGCGCTGATGTACTTCATGGTGCACGCGCCGCCATGCCCGATCATGCTGGCGGTGCCGGGCCTGGACATGGCCAAGCGCCACGTCAAGCAGCGCATCGATCCGTCGATTGAGGCCTCGCCGAAGTGGAAGAGCCGCGTGGCGCCGAAGCGCTCCCGCGACAGCAGCAACACCGGTACCGAAAAAGAGTTCGGCGGCTCCGGCATCCTGATCATCGTCACCGCCAACAGCTCGACCGGCCTGCGCGCGATGCCGATCATGGTCACGCTGTGCGACGAGGTGAGCAAGTACAAGCGTGATCTGGACGGCGAGGGCAGCGCGCTGGACCAGATCCGCGGCCGCACCACCACGTTCCAGGGGCGCCGCAAGGAACTGCTGATCAGCAGCCCGACCATCGACGGCGACTGCCTGATCAGCGCCGAGCTGGAGCTCACCGACTACCGCGAGTACCACGTGCCGTGCCCGCACTGCCGGCACCTGCACACGCTGGAGTTCGACAACCTGGCCGACGACGGCCGGATGCTGTGCCCCAGCTGTGGCGGGTGGTACAGCGAAGAGCACAAGACGTGGATGCTCGACCAGGCCAACGGCGCGCAGTGGGTAGCGCGCTACCCTGACCGCGCATCCTACGGGCACGGCTACGACTCCAACGCGCTCTACACCCCGTACCGCCTGGGCGACGGCTGGGCAGAGCTGGCACGCCAGCGCGGCATTGCCAGAGACAACCCCGAGAAGCTGGTCAGCTTCACCCAGATGAAGATGGGCAAGCCCTTCCGCGGCGAGCGCGAACGCGCCGACGCCGACACGATGAAGGAGCGCGCCGAGCTGGGCCTGATGGTTGGCACCGTGCCGCGTGGCTACTACATCCTGACCACCGGCGTGGACTGCCAGGCCGACCGCTTCGCCATCAAGGTCATGGCCTGGGGCCGCGGCGAGCGCGCGGTGGTGATCAGCTACGAAGAAATCCCCGGCGATCCCAGCAACGCCGAAGGCTATGCAGGCCTCGATGCGTACCTGCAGCGCACCTATCGCAAGGGCAGCGTGCAGCTGGTGCCGCGCTGCGTGGCCATGGACGGCGGCAACTGGACCGAGCAAGTCGCCCAGTTCGTGCGCACCCGCCAGCGGCGCATGGTGCCGTGCGGCGGCGGCCACGCCGAGCAGTTCATGGTGCTGGTACGTGGCCGTTCCGCTGAGGCTACCCGCGTGGTCAACCGGCCGCGCAAGAGCGAGACCACCAGCCGCGGCAAGACCATCGCCCGCAGCGTGGGCCAGTGGGGCGTCGGCACCATCGTGGCCAAGAACATCCTGTTCGGGCGCATCACCAGCGACGGCCGCCAGATCGATGGCCAGCCCGTTCCGGTAGAGCGCCGCTACATCCGCTGGCCCGGTGGCCGGCGCGTCACCACCGTGGGCATGGATGAAGTCCGCGGCGGTCTGCCGGAGACCTACTACAAAGGCCTGACCGCCGAGTGGTACGACAAGAAAGCCAAGACCTGGGTGCACGAGAAGTCGATCCCCAACGAGCCGATCGACACCATGGTCTACGCCTACTTCGCGTTCCTGCACCCGCATGTGCGTGGCGACCTGATCAAGGACCACGAGTGGGATTCGCTGGCGGAGGCGCAGGAGCCTCCCATAGGGGACCTGTTCGCACCGGCAGTCGAAGAGCCAGAGCAAGACAAACCCATTCAGGTCTCGGTGATCGTCGCTGCAAAGCGAAATGATGCCAAGCCAATGAACCGCCGCACCAACTTCGCCACCACCTGGTGACCACCCCATGCAAGACGATCTCATCACCGACATCCTCGCCCGCATTCTTGCGCTGTGTTCGCCGCGTACGGCAGAGCGGCTTGACCTTGCCAAGGTGGAAGCTGAAGTCCGCCGCGACTGGGGCGGGGAGCGGCACTACGTGGCCAAAGAGGGCGAGGACGCCCGCGCCCGGCTGGCGGCGCGTGACCAGCGCATCCGCGACCAGGCGCGCAAGGGTGAGCATGTGCCGTTGCTGGCGCGTCGGCACCGCCTGAGCGAGCGCCGGATTCAGCAGATACTGCGCAGCGGCTGACGAAACGCTTTGCCTTATCCGTTTCGGCGCCGGCGTGGATGCTCGGCGCGCAATGACCGACACGCCTACCAGCATTCCAGCGCAGATCACGGCGGGTGACACCGCCAAGTGGAAGCGTTCATACGCCGACTATCCTGCCAGTGCAGGGTGGTCGCTGACCTATTACCTGGTCAGCAGCACGGCGCAGATCACGTTCACATCCAGCGCGTCGGGCGATGACCACCTGATCACGGTTCCAACCACCACCACCGACGACTGGGTGGCTGGCGGCTACCAGTTCACCGAATGCGCCGTGAAGTCCGGCGAGCGCTACACCCTGGCCACCGGCCGCATCCAGATTCTGCCCAACCTCGCCGCTGCCACCAGCGGCATCGATGCCCGCAGCCACGCGCGCAAGGTGTTGGACGTGCTGGAGGCGTGGCTCGAAAGCAAGGCCAACTGGGCGGCCGACTTCACCGTGGCCGGCCGCAGTGTCCGGCACATTCCAGTGCCTGAGCTGCTGACCCTGCGCGACCGCTACCGCGCTGACGTGCGCCGCGAAGAGATGGCCGCCAACGTGGCGCAGGGCTTGCCATCTGGGAATCGCATTCTGGTACGTTTCGCATGATGCGGCAGCGGCTGCCGGCCAGTGACCTTGCCGCCGAGATGGTGCGCATCGAAGCCCAGCGCGCAGCGCCACCGAAAACCAATCAACGTCGCTTCGACGGCGCAGTGGTCGATCGCCTCACCTCGTCGTGGATGGCCACCAACACCCTGATCGATCAAGAGCTACGCGGCGATCTCGACCGCCTGCGCGCCCGGTCCCGGTCGCTGGCTCGCGACAACGAGTACATCAAGAGCTGGCTGCGCGCTGTACGGCGTAACGTCGTCGGGCCGACCGGGCCCACGCTGCAGTGTCGCGCCGCAGAACCCAACGGCACGCCTGATCGTCTGGCTAACCAGGTGATTGAGGCGGCCTGGCTGCAGCAGATGCGCCCTGGAAACTTCGAAGTGACCGGGAAGCTCAGCGGCGTGGCCGCGCTCCATGTGCTGATCACCGCCGCCGCACGCGATGGCGAACTGCTGTACCGCGTGGTGCGCGGCAATGGCTTCGGTGAGTTCGGATTCCAGCTGCAGCTGCTCGACGTGGCGCGGCTGGCCACCAGCATGAACCGCGAGCGCACCGGCAACTCCAACGCCGTGATCATGGGCGTCGAGCAAGACGCCTACGGCCGCCCGGTCGCGCTGCACCTGTACATGAATTCTTCCTTGTCCGGTGGCGTATCCCGGCAAGTCGAGCGCATCCCCACATCAGAGATCCGCCACGCCTTCCTGGCCGAAGACGCCGAGCAAACGCGCGGCTACCCATGGGCGCATGCCGCCATCCGGCGCCTGCATGACCTGAACGGATACCGCGAAGCCGCGGTGATTGCGTCGCGAATAGGCGCCAGCAAGATGGGTTTCTTCAGCGCCAAGGATGGTGACCCATCTGGCATCGCGGACGGCAAGGACCACACCGGAGAGTTCACGACGAACGTGGCGCCCGGTGAATTTGGCGTAGTGCCGCAGGGGTACGAGTTCACGCCGTTCGACCCCAGTTACCCACACGACCAGTTCGAGGCCTTCAACAAGGCAATCCTGCGCGGCATTTCGAGCGCGTTGGGCGTGTCCTACAACACGATGGCCAACGACCTCGAGGGCGTCAACTTCTCGTCGATCCGCGCCGGTGTGCTCGACGAGCGCGACGAGTGGATGGCTATCCAGGAGTGGTTCATCACCAGCGTGGTGCGGCCGGTCTTCGAAGAGTGGCTGGAATACGCATTGCTGGGCGGGCGGCTGGTCATGCCCAACGGATCCGCGTTGCCGGCTGCCAAGCTGGCCAAGTTCAAGCAGCACATCTGGCAGCCGCGCCGCTGGTCTTGGGTCGACCCGAAGAAGGACGTGGAGTCCGCCATTCTGGCCATCGATCACGCGCTGACCAGCCCGCAGCAGGTGGCAGCCCAGAGCGGGCGCGACGTCGAGGACATCCTCGACGACATCGCCGCATTCCAGGCGCTGGCGAAGGAAAAGGGCGTCGCCCTACCCACCAATCCCCTGGTGCCAACCCCGGATCTGCCAGAGCCACCGCCCTGACGAAACGCTTTGCCTTATCCGTTTCGGCCCTACGCGAGAGATTGTCCCCATGAACAGAGAAATCCCCGAACTGAAACCCGGCAGCCGCAGCACCCGCGAGCTGGTGATCAGCGAGCGCAAGGTCGACCAGGACGCGCGCACCGTCGAGCTGGCCTTCAGCTCCGAGGCGCCCGTCGAGCGTTGGTGGGGCTCTGAAATTCTCGATCACAGCAGCAGCTCGATGCGCCTGGACCGTATGCAGTCCGGCGGCGCGGTGCTGATGGATCACGACACGCGCGACCAGGTCGGCGTGGTTGAGTCGGTGCAGATCGGTGCGGACCGGGTGGCCCGTGCCGTGGTGCGTTTCGGGAGAGGCGCGCGCGCAAGCGAAGTGTTCCAAGACGTGGTTGACGGCATCCGCCGCAATGTTTCTGTCGGCTACATGGTCCACGGCGTTCGGCTGGAAAGCTCGAGCGACGACAAGGACGTGTACCGCGTCACCGACTGGGAGCCCTACGAGGTCTCGCTGGTCAGCGTTCCCGCCGATACCTCTGTCGGTGTCGGCCGCAGCGCACCAACCCCCAATCCAACTCCCAAGCCGGAGAGCATCACCATGGAACAGAACAAAGACGACGCCGCCCAGCGCCAGGCCGGCACCGACAGCGAGCGCAAGCGCGCCGCAGACATCATCGCCATCGCCGACGCCTACAAGCGTTACGGCCTGGAAGACATCGCCACCGCGGCCATCCGTGACGGCATGAGCGTGGACCAGTTCCGCAATGCGGCGATGGAGCGCATGGCGGCAGCGCCCAAGCCGACCGCCGACATCGGCATGACCGAGAAAGAGACCCGGCAGTATTCGCTGACGCGCGTCATTGCCGCGCTGGCAAATCCGCGCGATCAGAGCGCCCAGCGTGCAGCTGCCTTTGAGCTCGAATGCTCGTCAGCGGCCGCCGAAACCTTCGGCCGCAAGGCGCGCGGTGTCATCGTTCCTTTCGACGTGCTCAAGCGCGATTTGAACAAGACCACCGCGACCGCCGGTGGCCACACCATCAGCACCAACCTGCTGACTGGTTCGTTCATCGACATGCTGCGTAATGCGATGGTGATCGATCGCATGGGCGCCACGATGCTGACCGGCTTGGTTGGCAACATCGCGATTCCCCGCCAGACCGGTGGCGCAACCGCCTACTGGGTGGCCGAATCCGGGGCGGCGACCGAGTCGCAGCAGGCCTTCGACCAGGTGACCATGTCGCCCAAGACGGTCGGCGCATTCACCGACATCAGCCGCAAGCTGCTGCTGCAGTCGTCGATCGATGTCGAGGGCTTCGTCCAGAGCGATATCGCCAAGGTGCTTGGCCTGGCGATCCAGGCGGCTGCCATCAAGGGCGGTGGCTCGAACGAGCCCACCGGCATCCTGGCCACCAGCGGCATCGGTGATGTGGCCGGCGGCACCAACGGCTTGGCGCCGACGTGGCAGCACATCATCGATCTGGAAACCGATGTGTCGGTCGCCAATGCCGACATCGGCACGCTGGGCTACCTCACCAACGCCAAGGTGCGCGGCAAGCTCAAGACCACGTCCAAGGTGTCGGGCCAGAATGGCTTCATCTGGGAGCCTGGCAACACGCCGTTGAACGGGTATCAGACCGGCGTTACCAACGCAGTCCCGAGCAACCTTGACAAGGGCGCCACCACTGGTGTCGGCGTCTGCTCCGCGATCATCTTCGGCAACTTCGCCGATCTGATCCTCGGCATGTGGGGCGGCCTCGACATCCTTGTCGACCCGTTCACCGGCGGCGCCGCTGGCACCGTGCGCGTGATCGCCCACCAGGACGTCGATGTGGCCGTGCGTCACGCCGAGTCCTTCAGCGCGATGTTGGATGCGCTGACGACGTAACCCGCCTCCTGGGGTGGAGCCGCGTCTCTGACGCTGACAGCCGGGAAAGACCGGCGCTGTCTCCCCCACAGAGAACACCCGTGAACATCCCCAAGCTGTCTCCCCCACAGAGAACACCCGTGAACATCCCCAAGCTGTCTCCCAAGCAATGGCTTCAACTGGTCAGCTCGCTGCTGCCATTCATTCGCGGACTGGTGCGTGTGGCCGGCATCGGGGTGGTGGGCGTGATCCGCGCGCTGATTGATCTGTGCGCGCAGGTCGAATCGCTGTACCCGGCAGACCCCTCCGACATTGACCCGGCCACCGGTAAGCCGCGCAAGCGGTCGAGCCAGAAGGCTGAGGCCTTCGCCGAGCTGGTGATCGCGGCCTTCGCCACTGCAGACGAATCCGCCGCCGCGGTGCAGGCGCGTATCGGCGACATCGGGCAGATGGGCACCGTGCTCGCCGGCCTGTTCAGCGCCTGGGGTTTCTTCAAGTCGGAGGGTGCCGCCAATGCGTAAGCTCGGACTGTTCATCATCGCGCTGTTCGTCGCGCTGCCGATTGCCGTGGTGGCGGTCGCTGCCAGTGCGGCAGAACCGGTGAAGGCGGAAGCCGCCTTCGGCCCGGTGCAGAACCCGTTCGCCCGGGATGGCGAAAAGTCGGCCATCGTCAGCCAGTCCGCCTGGTACATCAAGCACGACGCGGCCAGCCGAGTCGACCAGTGCAACATCCTGATCGATTCCACTGGCCCTGCCGATGCCTGCCTCCATCGCGTCACGGTCATGTGCACTCAGGAGGGTGTTGGGTACTCGCGTGGCTACGGCCAGTTCCTGAACCCGGTGCAGTTCCCGCTGGTGCTCGAGCTCTACCGGCCGCCGAGTACCGCGGTCGCTGGCTATATCGAGATCGGCAGCCTTGGCCCCGTCGCCAGCATTGGCCTGAACGCGCCGGCTACTGCGAACTGGCGGCAGGCGGCCACGTATCAGGGCGGGTCTTGCGATGCGCCGCCGGACGAACCGCCAGCACCGAGCGGCCCCCACTACGCCCGGCTCTGCCGCCAGTACGGCCTCTACTGCGGGCGCTGACATGCGTTCCGCAGACCACATCCGCGATCTGACCTGGCCCGCCACGCAGGCAGCCAAACCGCACGGAGGCAACATGCGCAGTGACCTGACCATCGGGGCGGCTATCCAAGTGGCCAGCTACATGACCGCGCTGGCCACCGATCAGCCGGACCTGTTGACCAAGACGCTGGGCATCGTTGCTGGCGCCGCGTTGGGGGCACTGGTCGCAGCCGTGATGTCGGATCAGCCGACATCCGAGCAGCGCCGCCGCCGCTTCGTCGCGGCCTTCGGATGCGGCGTGTTCCTGTCTGTCGCGGCGCTGTGGATCTGGCCCAGCAAGGCCGGTATCGATCCCCGTGAGTTCATCTTCCTGGTGTCCGGCGCGTCCGCGTTCTTCGGCTGGCGCTTTGTCGCCAAGGCGGACGGCCGCGCTGATCGCATCGCCGACCAGGTGATCGACAAGATCGAAGAGCGCGCCGCCGATGCCGTAGATGCCCTGCGCGGTGGGCGTACTGACCGCGAGGGCGGCCGCGTTCGTCCGGTTGTCCTGGTGCTACTGATCGGCCTGGCCGCCCTCGCGTGGTTCCTGCGTGATGTGCTGGTGCTGATCTGGCTGCTGTTGACGGAAGGGGTGGGTCACTAATGGGCGCCTTCACCCTTTCACCCCGCAGCATCGACCGCATGGCCGGCGTGCACCCGGACCTGGTGCGCGTGGTTCGCCGCGCTATCGAGCTGACCACGGTTGACTTCGCCATCACCCAAGGCCTGCGCACGGTTGAGCAGCAGCGCCAGCTGGTGGCGGATGGCAAGTCGCGCACCATGAACTCGCGCCACCTCACCGGCCACGCCGTCGACGTCGTCGCCATGGTCGATGGCAAAGTGTCCTGGACGTTCGCGCATTACGAGGCGATCGCGCACGCCTTCAAGGCGGCGGCCAAGGCGCTTGGCGTTCCCATCGTCTGGGGCGGTGACTGGGCAAGTTTTCGGGACGGCCCACATTTCGAGCTGGACCGCGCCGTGTACCCGGCCAAGAGCGGAGGGGCGTGATGTGGCCAACTGGGCAATCGTTGTTGTCGCTCTGGTCATGCTCGCCCTCGGCGGCGCTGCCGGCTGGTACGGCCGCGGCGTGGTCGACGGCTCCGTGGTATCTGCGACAGATGCCGCCGCGACTGGCCAGCAGGCCGTCGACTCCGGCGTGCAGGCAGACCGCGAAATCACGGCCGCGCGAACCGAAACAGAAACCGCAGTCGAACGGGTCCGCGTCGTCACGCGCACCGTCGAAGTGGCTGCGGATTGCCCGCCAGGCCGTGGCCCTGTGTCTGCTGATTTTGCTGAGCAGCTGCGAGCTCTTGCCGACGCACGAGCCAACACCAATACCGGTGCCAGTCGTGTGCCCTGACAGCGCCATGACCGACCACTGCCCGGCGCCCATGTACGTGCTGCCCGATGGCGACATCCCGGGCGACGTCGCCGCCGCGATGGCCATCGCCGAAAGCCGCGCCCGCGATGCCTGCGCCACGCAGCTCAGCAAGCTGCAGGACTGCGTGCGCGAGCACAACGACGGCGCCGGCGCCAAAGACCGGAACCAGCGCCGATGACCCGCATCCTCCGCACCCTCGCCATCCTGCTGCTGGCCAGCGCGCCAGCACTCGCCTGGCACGTCCCGCCGGCACTGCTGTCGGTGCAGCAGGTCGCCGCGCAGGCCGTCACCACGCGGGACCTGGTCGTCTACCAGGGCCAAGCCGTCAGCGAGCTGCTGCCGGCCACGGGCCTCACCACCTCGGGCCGCGGGTTGCGTGCGCACATCCGCAACGCCACGCCCGCCGCCACCGTCATCCAGATCCTCACCTACAACGGCGCCAGTAACGCCCGCGTAGCGTTCGACGGATCTGCCGGCGTACGCATGACCATCGGCGCCGGCGTGAGCGCCCTGTGGCTCGTCGGCGCCGAGCGCGTCGAGTGGGTCTACGACGTCGAGAGCTACAGCCTGTCCGACGACGACGACGTGCTGGTGTTGTTCCGCGGCAAGTTCGTGGTGTACGGCAACCGCACCCGCGAATCCGACACCACCCCATCCGCCCAGATGCCATCTGGCGACGGGCGATATGTGCGCTTTGACGGCGAGCAGGGACTGTCCGCCGAGCAGCAACTCCAGGCCCGCGAGAACATCGGCGCCACGCTTGGCTCCGGCGATGTCGTCGGCCCCGCATCCGTCACCGACGACCGCATCGCCGCATTCGACTCGACGACCGGCAAATTAATCAAGCAGGGCAGTGTGACCGCCACTGCGGTGGCCTCGCACCTCAGCAACACCAGCAATCCGCACAGCGTTACCGCAGCGCAGGCCGGCGCAGATCCGGCGGGCACCGCGGCCAGCGCCGTCAGCGCACATGCAGCGCTCACGGAAACGCACGGCATCAGCACCTATGGCGCGTCGCTCGTCAACGATGCCGACGCAGCCACCGCGCGCAGCACGCTGGGATTGGGCAGCGCGTCCGTCGAGTCAGCCGCGTCATTTGCCGCCACGTCCCATTCACATGCCGCCGCCGACACCACGTCCGGCACCTTTGACCCTGCGCGCCTGCCAGCCGCCACCGAAACCGCGCAAGGCGCGGTAGAGCTGGCGACCACCAGCGAGGCGACCACCGGCACCGATACCACGCGCGCGGTCACGTCAGCAGGTGTCAAGGCGGTAGCGGATACCAAGCAAGCCACGCTGGTCAGCGGCACGAACATCAAAACGATTAACTCGACGTCGCTGCTTGGGTCCGGGGACATCGCTATCAGCGCGAGTCCAGGGGGCAGCACCACGCAGCCGCAGTACAACGCTGCAGGCGCGTTCGCGGGCATGTCCGGTGTGGCGTGGGATGACACGCATCGCTCGGAGACCCGCACCGGCGCGACGCTGACCGCGAGCTTCCCGGCGATGTGGTTCACGCAGACGTGGAGCAACGCTGCGGTGCCGTTTACTGCGTTCGGTGTGAATGTCACGAACACCGCCAGCGCCGCCGGATCGTTGCTGGCTGACTTCCAGCTTGACGGCGCGAGCAAGTCAAAGTTGCGAAAAGACGGCTGGTGGTTCGTGGCGAACGATGCGGGCATCACCGGCATGGTGGCCACCACGACAAGCATTCAAATTAGCGACGGAGGGGGCAACCCCGATATCTCCTTCTACACGGGAGGCCTTGGGCGTGGATTGATCTATGCGGGTGGAGCTGCATTTTCCGGGACCATCCAGATTGGAAATGCGTCGAAATATGCCGGCGACATTTTCCTTGGCCGAAATGCCTCCGGTGTGGCTGAGTTTACCAACGGGAGCACAGGGACGTTCCGTGATCTGAAGTTGCGCAGCGTCTACGGGTCAGGCGGGCAAACTACGGGAATTGTCGCCAAGTCGGCGGCATATACGCTGACAGCGAATGACCACACCGTTGCTGTGGATGCCACCTCTGGCGCGCTGACGATGACACTTCCTGCCGCCAGCAGCGTTTCCGGCGCGATTTACATCATCAAGAAAATCGACAGCTCAGGGAATGCCGTAACCATCGACGGGAACGCATCGGAAACCATCGACGGCGCCACCACGCTGGCGCTGGCTACGCAATGGAAATACGCGCAGATCCAGTGCAACGGCACCAGCTGGTATGTGATCGGGAGTAACTGAAAATGCGCCAGTCCGACCGCACCGCTCTCGAAGCACAGATCGCCCGGCAAACCGCCGAGCTGGCCCCTTACCTGCAGCCGCTGGCCGATGCCAACGCAGCCGTTGACGCCGCGCAGTCTGCGCTCGCTGCTGCGCAGAATGCTCTGGCCGCATTGCCGGACGGAGCCGACGCAGAAACAGTTGCGCAGGCCGCGGCAGACATCGATACCGCGTGCGAACAACTCGCCGCCGCGTGTGCTGTCCGCGATCCACTGGTAGCGCGCACGGCGCCGCTGCAGTCCGGCATCGCCAGTTGCACCGCGGCCATCGCTGCCGATCCCACCGTCACGCCGGACCCAACACCGTCCGACGACCAGATCCGCGCCCAGCTCACCGCCCGCATCAAGTCGCTGGCCGGCGATCACATCCTGGCCACCATGCCGATGTGGCGCCAGTCCAACATGCACGCGCGCAATGCAGAGCTGTCGCTGATCAAAGAGTCACGACCGCTGACCGCCGATGAGCTCGCCGACCGCGCCGCCATGCTGGCGGTCTGGACCTGGGCCAAGTCGGTCCGCGCGATGAGCAACGACGCCGAGGCCGCACTCGTCGGCATGACCCGTGCCGAACTCGACGCCTGGACCGCGCCCGCGTGGCCGGTGTTCGGGGCCTGACGCCATGACCCAACGCGCCACCCTCCAAGCCCTCGATGCCGACATCCTGTCGGCGTTTGCGGCTGCGGGTATGGGTGACACCGGCACCTATCGCAGCCCGGACGGCGACGAGACGCCAGTCAGCTACCTGTTCGACCACGTGCAGATGACAGACGTTGGCGACGCCGGCACGCGGGCCATGCTCCCAGAGCGGCAGATCGGCCTGATGTTGTCCGAGGTCACGCCAGTCGAGAACGCCCTGGTGATCGGCGCTGACGGCCGCACCTGGCGCCTGGTGGCGACGACGTCCGAGTCTGACGACAGCATGTCGTGGTGGTTCGTGGCCCCGATGCGGAGCGATGGCGCATGAGCACCGAAGTCGACGCCCTCCAGGCCATTGGCGCGTTGCTCGCCATCGTGCGCACTGGCAACGGCTTCGCGACCGAAGTGGGCGCGGACATTCGCCTGTCGCCGCTGTTCGCCGAGCTGGCCGACGATGCCGACTGGCAGACGCTGGTCTACACCGCGCGCGAGTTCTACGGCGCCAAGCCGGAAGAAGATGTTGGCATCGATGGCGGGCAGCGCATCTATCAGCTGGCGCTCGATATCAACATCGATGCACACCAGCGCTTGAACGCCGCGCTCGCCGCGCAGGATGCCGCGCTGATCAAGGCCGATGTGCGCACGGTGATGCTGCCGCGCTCCGGCCGCCTGCTACTCGACGGCGTGCTCGTCGGCGCCATCCGCTACCTGGGCAATGAATTGATCGTCGACGCGCTGACAAAAGGCGTGCTCGGCATCCGGACGCGCGTCCGCGTCATCGCGCAACAGACCGTAACCCACAACTAAGGCCGGATGGCCGCAGGGAGATTCAAATGGCATTTCATACCCCGCTGACCAAGACCGAGAACATCGTCCTTGGCCGTGGCATTTGCTACTTCGCGCCGTTCGATGCTGCCGGCGTGCCCATGGGTGAGCGCGATCTCGGGCAGGTCGAGTCGCTGTCGCTGACGATCGAGCAGCAGGTCGAGTCCTACTACTCCAAGCGTACCGCGGTCGCCACCAAGTTGGTCGAGTACGTCACGCAGACGGACTTTGCCGGCGAATTCGTCGTGGCCGATATGTCCGCCGACAACATCGCGATGTTCCTGGCCGGAAGCCGTTCGACGGTCACGCAGGCGTCGACGCCGATCACCAACGAGCGCATCTACAACGCGCAGAGCGGGCGTGAGTACCAGTTGGGCGCGCTGGCTGGCAGCCCGGCCGGTGCACGCAATGTGTCCAGTGTGACGGTCAAGCTCTACGAACTGGCCAACGCTACCTCGCGCGCCGACACGACAGCCTACACCGTCGGCCAGATCTACAAGGCCAGCACCAACGTGTTTTTGGTCACGTCTGCCGGAACCAGCGCAGGCAGCGCGCCGAGCTTCGTGACTAGCTCGGTCGGCGCCTCGACCACCGACGGCGGCGCGACGGTCAAATACCTGGGCACTACGGGCGCGTTCACAGTCGCCACGCACTACCTGCTGTCCGCTGAAGCGGCCCGCGTGGGCATCATCGCTGGCGCCAACCTGGCGCTGGCCTGCGATCTCTACACCGAGGTCACCGGCGACTACCTGTCGCTCAACGTTGACTACACCCCG